TTATCTCTTGATTGATAACTCATGTACTAAAGACCAAGTGAGTTTAGAAAAGCGCTGTCAGATTGCACTCTCATATCATCGGTACTAATCATGAAATACGGAAAACTCTATGCCGTCATTGCGATTGTAGGCATTATTGTGGGAGGCTATTGGGTGATTAATTGGCAAGCTAACAGAATTAATCTATTAGTAGAAACAAACAAAGAACTAACGGAGGCTCTCGAAGAACAGAAGTCTATTAATACTGACTATCAAGCACGCATAATGCGATTAAATCAGTTGGATATTCAATATACGCAGGAGCTAGCGAATGCTAAGAATGAAATTAGTCACTTGCGTGATATTAGTGAGCGTCATCCAGAGCGGGTGTACATCAAAGCCGAGTGTCCCAAAGTCAAAACCACTCCCTCCACCAGCTTGGCTTATGCAACCACCGCCCGACCTACTGACACCGCTATCCGAAATTATTGGTTACTCAGAGAGCGAATTGCAGAGTCAGAACAGATGATTAAAGGGTTGCAGGATTATATCAAACAAGAATGCATGGAATAAAAAAAAGCCCAGCATGGGTGCATGGGCAAACTAACAGGATATTAATCAAAGTATAGTGATAATTACTTAGTATAGCTTAAGTAAATATATATATCAGCAATTAGATAAGTCGTTTATCCATTAAGGAGAGTGATCATATCTTGACTGCTAGGAACAGACTAGAAGTGGCTTGGCAGTGTATCGCTAAGCTGCGAACTCTACGCATTTCATTCTGTGCATTCACCGCGCAATTAAAAACACTCACAGAACCTTACAGAAAGTCGAACCTGAGAAAAACCGTTAATGGTGTTTTCTGTGGGGCGGTTATTTCTGGTGAACAGGTTCGCTTTTCTATAAGGATTTACACCATGAGCAAATCATTAGTTTTCAAAGGTAATGAAATTACTCCATTTGATAATGGTGATAATAAGATTTGGTTTACCAGCTCTCAGATGGCTAAGCTACTCGAATACAAAAATGAGAAGTCAGTAACCAATCTATATAACGCCAACAAAGACGAGTTTTCTGATGATATGACAATGGTCACTGAAACAATGACCAATGGAATAAACAACAACTTACGTAAGAAAAAGGTCAGGATCTTCTCTGTTAGAGGTGCACATCTAATCGGAATGTTAGCTAATACAGATGTAGCGAAATCCTTGCGTCGATGGTTACTTGATCTAGCTGAAAAAGAGTCAAAACCACAAACAGGGTTAGCAAACCTTGACATGAATGAGCTTAAAACCCTGACTATCAATGAGATGCAAAATAGATTAGTAGCAGCCGATAACTGGTCGTTCGAGAACTTTGGCAGGAAAGGTAGTGACTTAATGAATTTACGCAAGCGTCACTTAAAGAAAATACGCAAAGCGAAGAAGGCAATTAAAGAACTATCACAATTAACCTTGCCTGATATGGGCGAATTTCCAGATGGAGAAGAGCCAGCATGAACCACGAACAATTCATAGAGCAGAACGTACTAGCCGAGTTAAAAAAGCTCGGCTTTTCTTTACCTGTTTGTCGTAGAGCAAGTTACATGGCGGTAGATCATTATCGCCGAAGCTCTCAAGCAAGTAGAAAAGGGCGAATGTTTGACGACTGCTTACATATTGCCAAAGTGTGGGCGAGTAAGTTCGCTAAGGAGAAAGTATGACCAAACAAGAAAAAGCAAACTTATCCATTCTCTATCGTCAATTACAGCAATCACTTGAATACTTACACTGTGGAAGAGTTGATGATGGGAGAATAGTTGCTGAAATCGTCGAGCGCGAGTTAGGCAAGTTAGTCAACAAACAGAAAACCAAATAGGCCCTAGCGGCCTTTTTTATTTAAGGAATGGATATGGCTAAAAGACCAGATTGGGAGGCCATCGAGTCGGCTTACCGAGCTGGCGTGATGTCCATAAGGGAAATAGCCTCTCAATACGAGATAACCCATCAGGCGATAAGTAAGCGTGCCAAGAAAGAAGGATGGGAGCGAGATTTAAAGGCAAAGGTTAAGGCTAGGGCTGAAAACTTGGTTGCCAAAAGGGAGGTTGCCAGTCTGGTTGCCACCGAAAAGGCTATTTCAGAACGGCAACTTATTGAGGCTAATGCCGAGGTTATCGCTAATGTCCGCATGGAGCATAGAGGCGATATTCGAAGGGCTAGAGAATTAACCAACAACTTATTTGATGAACTATCTGCTGAATGTGCTGATGTGCCAGCCTTAAGAAAACTTGGCGAGTTAATGTTTAGTCCTGATGATAACGGACGCGATAAACTCAATGAAATTTATCATTCAATCATATCTCTCCCTGAGCGCGTTAAGTCAGCCAAAGCATTAAGTGAAACACTCAAAAACTTGGTTGGGCTTGAGCGTCAAGCATACGGCCTTGATGATGTTCAGCCGAATAAGACAGCTAGTCAGCTATCAGAACTAATGGACGACTTATCTAAGGAATAATCATGAGGCCAGAACATCTTGCATTATTAAGAGATAAGCTCTGGCGATTGAATCACCTCTACTGGATCACAAACAAAGAAGGTAAGCCAGTTCGATTTAAAATGACGCCTGAGCAACTCGAATATTTTGAAGGGATGCACACGCGAAACATTATCCTGAAAGCTCGTCAGCTTGGCTTTACTACAGAAGTCTGCATTATCCAATTAGACGCAGCGTTATTTGAGGCGGCTAAATGTGCATTGATAGCCCACACACTTAACGATGCTAAGCGACTATTCAGGGAAAAGATAAAGTATGCCTATGACAAGCTACCCGATGAAATCAAAGCGGCTAACCCAGCGAGTAATGATGCGGTTGGTGAGTTGGTGTTTAGCAAAGGCGGCTCGCTTTATATCAGCACGTCATTTCGTGGCGGTACACTCCGTTATTTGCACGTTTCTGAGTTCGGTAAGATATGTGCTAAGTATCCAGAGAAAGCCCGTGAGATTGTCACTGGCGCATTTGAGGCGGTATCAAGCGATTGTTTTACGACGATTGAAAGCACAGCGGAGGGTCGAGCAGGTTATTTCTTCGATTATTGCCAGTCTGCTGAGAAAGCGCAAATTCAGAATAAGACTCTCTCTAACCTAGACTGGAAGTTCTTTTTCTTCTCATGGTGGAAGAATCCAGAGTATGCCATTAACCCTGTTGAGCCATTACCCCAGCGGTTAGTTGATTACTTTGATGAGATAGCCAGCAAACATGGTGTTCAATTAAACGAGCGCCAGAAAGCATGGTATTACGCCAAAGAGAAAACGCTTGGCGACGATATGAAACGGGAATACCCGTCAATACCGTCTGAGGCATTCCAACAATCGGTTGAAGGCGCTTACTACGCCAAGCAGTTCCGCTTCCTGTACGAAAATAAACGCATTGGCACACTTCCTGATAACTCGCACTTACCGGTTCACACGTACTGGGATATTGGTGTGGGTGACTCAACGTCAATTTGGTTTATTCGTGAAGTGGGCGAGGAGTTCCACATTATAGACCACTACTCAAACAGTGGTGAAGGTCTACGGCACTACATGAAAGTACTGAAAGACAAAGGCTACACATATGCAAGTCACAATGGCCCTCATGATATCGATAACCGTGAGTTTGGCTCGGATGCGAAATCTCGGCGTGAATTAGCGCGTGAGGGGTACGAAATCGACGGACAAATTTACTCAATCCGATTTGAAGTAGTGCCGAAGCTTTCAGTTGATGAAGGTATCGAGGCAGTACGTGAAATTCTGCCACTTTGCGTGTTTGATGAGCATAAATGTAGTGAAGGCATTGCTCATCTAGAAGCTTATCGTAAAGAGTGGGATGACAAGCGAGGCTGTTGGAAAGATAAACCGCTTCACGATTACACGTCGCATGATGCTGACGGATTTAGGTATTTTGCGGTGAGTCGCAGAAATACCAAGCGTCCAGCATTCGAAATTAACCTAGGAACAACCTTCTGATGAGTACAACAAATGTAGATTTCACTCGACCGGAGTATAAAACGGCTGCTCCTCAGTGGGAGTTAGTGCGCTCTGTTTGTCGAGGTGGTGAGGACATAAAAAGCTATCTTCCTGAGCTTGAAGAACAAGATGGCAAACGCAAAAGGAAACGCAATAAAGACTATCAGGACCGTGCTGTGTTTTACCCAATAACAGGTAACACCCGTAACGGTATGATAGGCATGGCATTTAAAAAAGATCCCTTAGTTGCTGTTGTCGAAAAGCTTTCGTGTTTAAAAGATGATGCTGATGGTGCGGGCTCAAGTATTTATCAACTCGCTCAGTCCTCGCTTGAGTCGGTATTAGAGGTAGGGCGACACGGGCTATATGTTGATTACAATAGTGATTCTAAACTTCCGTACATATTTCAATATCGAGCTGAAGATATCATTAATTGGCGTACAGCGCGGATTAATGGGCGCACGATGTTAACGCTGGTGGTATTGCGAGAGACAATTGAAGAAGAGGACGGATTTGGATTTAAAGATGCAATTCAATACCGAGTATTAGCGATAGAAGAAGGTAAGTTTATCTGCCGCGTGTATCGCAAGCCCAGTGGAAGTAGCGTTTTTGAAATTTCTTCTGAGTATATACCTGCGCGTGCTGGTAACGGTGTGTGGAATGAAATTCCATTTACATTTATTGGTGCACAGAATAATGATCACACTATTGATGAAGCCCCACTTCTAGGATTGGCAAAAATCAACCTAGGGCATTATCGAAACTCTGCTGATTATGAAGATTCTGTTTTCTTCTGTGGGCAAATACAACCTTATCTAGGTGGGCTAGGAACAGAATGGCGTGACTATCTAGAAAAGAAAGGCGTTATGGTTGGTTCTCGCTCGCCAATTATGTTGCCAAAAGAAGGTTTCTTTGGTTACGCTCAGGCTCAACCTAACATGCTGGCAAAAGAAGCAATGGACAGTAAACGCGATTATATGGTTGCGCTCGGTGCTCAATTGGTTTCTGCTGATAGCAAAGTTAAAACGGTTATTCAGTCTGTCGGTGAACAGAACGCACAAACCTCTATCCTGAGCACCTGTTGCTCTAATGTTTCCGATGCATGCAGTAAATCGCTAATATGGTGTGCTGAATACTTAGGTTTAGATACTGCAGGCATTTCGTTTGAGATTAACAAAGACCTCGTTAATCACATTGCCGATAGTTCGATGATCCGTGAAATCGTCGCAGCATGGCAATCTGGCGCAACGCGTAAATCTGACTTAGTGAGAAGTTTGCAGAAATATGATGTTATCGACCCCGCTGATGATGTTGATGTGGTGGTGGATGAGCTTAATAATCAAGAGCCGACAATGGTAGGTGAGACATGAGATCAGTGAATGAGCGGTTAATGGATGAATTGATTGCTCACTCCCTGTTTTCTGGTCGCTATTCTACAGGGGTGGCTAGACGCATGATAAAGGCACTTAATGAGTTTGATGCTGAATTAACTGCTTCACTTATAGTGTCTTTAGATGATACCTCCATCGATGTTAATAGTTTCACTGCAAGGCGATTGGAGTCGTTGCTGTCCAGCGTTAGAAGTATTAATAAGCGTGCAGTTGATAGTGCTTTTTCATTGTTAACAGAAGAAATGAGAGCGCATGCATTATATGAGGCTGGCTACTACCCATCACTGTTTGATGCTCTACTACCTGATGTTGTTCTACGCAAATATCCACTAATGAGCATTACAGAGGAAATGCTATTTTCCTCAGTCATGTCTCGCCCATTTCAAGGGAAATTACTTTCTGAATGGGCTGATGGATTAGAATCAGATCGCATGACACGCATAAATAACGCTGTTCGGAATGGTTATTTAAATGGTGATAGTGCGGTAGAAATCGGACGTAAAATCAGAGGACATGCAAACCAAGGTTATAAGGATGGCGTATTGCAACTAAGCCGAGCTAATGCGACGACAATAGCTAAAACGGCCATTAGCCATTTACAAGCAACAGCGCGAGATCAGTTTGCTGATGCCAATAAAGACATTCTTGATTGTAAACAATGGTTATCTACCCTCGATAATAAAACATCTCACGATTGCATTATTCGGGATAGGTTGAGATACACGCTGGAAGGTAAGCCTATTGGTCATAAAGTTCCTTATCTACAAGGCCCCGGAAAAATCCACTTCAATTGCCGCTCAACAGAAACGCTGGTTACCAAATCGTGGCGTGAATTAGGTATCGATTTAGATGAGATGGACGCAGGAACTCGTGCCTCAATGGACGGGCAGGTGCCAGCAGATACCAATTTTCTTGATTGGATACAACGGCAACCTGAATGGCGACAGCGTCAAGTTTTCGGAGAAACGCGATTCAGACTAATGAAAGAGGGCGGTATGCATCCTTCTGAGTTTTATACCGATAAGGGAGAGTTTATTTCACTAGAGCGACTTAGAGAGATAGATGGGCATGCATTTAGAGAGGCTGGATATAGCTAATCAATAAACCATTTAACAAGGTCACCTCGGTGGCCTTTTTTATTACCTAAACTCAGCTCAGGGCTGAGTTATTACAACGCGCTAGGCGCATCTAATCCCAAGGGGAATCACATGTTATTTATGAATATCGAACGCAAATATTATTCACAGGCTGATGATGGTTCGCAAGGTGGAGGTGGTGGAACACCGGAAATCACTCCAGAAATTCAAGCTATTATCGACCAGCAGGTTTCAGGGCTAAAGGCTAAAAACAGTGAGTTGCTAGGCAAGCTCAAAGAGCAAGGCGATAACCTGAAACGTTTTGAAGGCATTGACCCAGACACTGTGAAGGGCATGCTTAAACGCTTTGAGAATGACGAAGAAGCCAAGCTCATTGCAGATGGCAAGATTGACGAGGTTCTCAATAAGCGCACTGAGCGTTTGCGTGGTGATTTCGACAAGAAGTTAAAAGAAGCAAGCTCTAAAGCTGAAAAGGCAGAGGCGTTTGCAAATAAATTCCGTGCTCGTGTGTTAGGCGATGAAATTCGTTCTGCAGCAGGGAAAGCGGGTGCATTAACCAGCGCTCAAGAAGATTTAATTTTACGTGCCAAAGGCATTTTTCAGATCAACGATGAAGGTCAGGCCGTAGCCGTTGATGAAGATGGCAATCCAATCATGGGCAAAGATGGTCGCACGCCATTATCACCTATTGAATGGATTGAATCCCTAAAAGAAAGTGCTCCTCACTTATTCCCCGCAGCCTCTGGTACAGATGCAGGGAAACATAAACAAGGTGGTGCACATTTTAAACGTTCTCAAATGTCCGCCAGTGACAAGGCTGATTATATTCGCCGATACGGGCGTGACGCATATTTAAAACTTCCAAAAGAGTAAGGAAATATAAGTAATGGCTACGATGACTAATAATGATTTAGTAATTTATAACGATTTAGCACAAACTGCGTTTTTAGAACGCCGTCAAGATAATTTAGCAGTATTTAATCAGGCATCAAACGGCGCAATTGTGCTGGATAACCTTTTTATTGAGGGGGACTTCCGTAAGCGTGCATTTTATCAGATCGGCGGTTCGATTGAGCATCGTGATGTAAACTCCACAGCATCTGTAGAGAACAAAAAAATCGGCGCGGGCGAATCTGTTGATGTAAAAGCACCTTGGAAATATGGTCCTTATGCAACGACAGAAGAAGCATTTAAACGCCGTGGCCGTGATGTATCGGAGTTCTCTGAGTTAGTGGGTACCGATGCGGCAGATGCTTCACTAGAGGGTTATATCAAATACTCTTTAGCTGCTTTAGGTGCCGCTATTGGCAATAACAAAGAAATGGTGGTGACTGCGGATATTGCGACAGATGGCAAGAAAACACTGACCAAAGGTTTACGCAGATATGGTGATAAGTTCAACCGCGTAAATCTGTTTGTTATGCACTCAACCACCTACTTCGATATTGTTGATCAGGCCATTGACAACAAAGTGTATGAAGAAGCGGGTGTGGTTATCTACGGTGGACAGCCAGGCACATTAGGTAAGCCTGTGCTGGTAACGGATACAGCGCCAGTAGATGCCATCTTTGGTTTAGTGCCGGGTGCTGTGACTATCACTGAATCCCAAGAGCCGACTTTCCGATCTTATGAAATCAATGACAAGGAGAACTTGGAAGTTGGTTATCGTGGTGAAGGCGTGGTTAACGTTGGCGTTCTGGGCTATAGCTGGGATGAATCAAAAGGAAAAAACCCTGATTTAACACAGTTAGGCACCGCAGGTAACTGGAAGAAGCATTTCACTAGCAACAAATTAACCGCTGGCGTCATGATTAAACTGACTGCCGAAGAGGGAAAGTAACCCTGTCAGCGGATAAAACGTCCGCTATCGCTGACAGTACAGATACAGTAACGATCACTCTTAATTACACCAAGGGCAGCTCTCCAGTCGAAGGAGCTACCGTTAATTGGTCTACAACAGGTGGCAAATTAAGCGTTACTTCATCTAAGACGGGCAAAGCTGGTGGTGCGACAGTGAAATTAACTTCTGATTCACAGGGTGAATTTATTGTCACAGCCACTGTTGATGGTGTTGCACAAAATACTGATGCAATTACATTCACAGAAAAAACTTCTCCAGACGAGTAATTTAAGGGGCTTTGTGCCCCTCTTTTTTTTGAGGTGAGCATGATTGATCCTGATAAGAACTCTCCAATATTTAATAGCTACGCAAGTGTGGATGATTTGAAGAAATACGCTGAGGATAGAAATATCACTTTGGCAGATAGTGGATTAGAGGCATTACTAATTACGGCGATGGATTATCTTGAATCGCAAAAATGGTTAGGTAAACGAACTAACCTAAATCAACCTTTATCTTTCCCTCGCTCAGGGCTATCTCGCGACGGTGTTGCCATCCCAAGCGATCAGATACCAAAGCAATTAATCCAAGCTCAATGCCGTTTAGCGATTGAATCAGTAGAAAATGACCTACAGCCCACGTTAGGCGCTGAAATCACCTCAGAGCGAATTGAGGGCGCTATTACTGTGCAATATGCCGAAGGCACTAATACTGGCGCACCAAACTTTCCTTGGTTAAAAGGTTTATTGTCTGGCTTGATTGATGTCTCGGATGGATTTGCCATTAATACATTTGCAATGAGGTAGCCATGAACATTTATCAACGTGGGCAGAGTACAGCATTAAGGATGTTGAAAAAATATGGCGTTTCCTATCAGGCTAAGCGTGATGGTAAGCATTGGGTTGATGATGAGGGGCAGGAACACTTTGAGCCAGAAACGTTATTTTCTGTTGTCGGGGTAAAAACGCAATATAAACCTTACGAAATCGATGGCACGCTTATTCTCTCTACGGATATTAAAATGATACTTCCTCCAGATATTGATATTCAGAAAGGGGATAAGGTGCTTGTCGATGGCGTTTGGTTGCGCGTTCATGAACCGAACCCTGTTAAACCCGCTGATATTATTATCTGCTATCAGTCTCAACTGAGGGCGTGACATGTCAGATCAGTTCATGAAGTCGATTAATATCTTTATCGACAAATCTAACGCAAATATTGAAACGGTTGTCAAAAATACAGGGTTTAAAATATTAGCGAAGCTTGTTGATATGTCACCTGTTGGAAATCCTGAATTATGGGAAGTTAATAGGGTTGCCTCAAACTACAATAAAGCAGTTTTTGAACATAATGAATATCTAAAACAAGATCCTAATAATTTAACACCAAAGCGACGTCAATTAAAAAAGCGTGTTCGTGTTAATGACTCTATGGATATTTATGTTCCTCCTGGTTATACAGGGGGGCGGTTTAGAGGTAATTGGCAGGTGTCATTTGATGCCCCAGCGGAAGGCGAGACGGGGCGCATAGATAAGTCAGGCAATATGACAAAGGCGTTAGGCAACGTTGTTATTGAACAATTTAAGGTAGGAATGAAAGCTATCTATTTCACAAACAATGTGCCTTATGCTTACCGCCTTGAAATGGGGCATTCGAAACAAGCACCTAACGGTATGGTTGCTGTGACTGCTGAGGAATTTAGTCAGTTTTTCAACTCTGCCGTATCGGAAACTAAATCATGAATCAGTCAACGATTAATACTGAAATACGAAAGCTGGTGGCGAGTATTGGCAAGGATTTAAATCTTAAAATCGCATGGCCCAATCTTCCTTTTAATGATATTAACGATCCCTATCTTCAACTCCATATCATGCCAGTAGAAACGGATAATATTGGGTTATCTCAGGATATGCCTGTTTATCGTGGTGTTATTCAAATTAACGTGGTTGGCAAAGTAGGGGGTGGAGACTCGCGACTCTCAACGATTGTTGATGACGTTAAAGCCAGATTGGAGAACGGATTAACATTAGGGGAGGGAGTCTACATTAACGGAGAGCCTAGCCAGTTCCCTCCAATTTCAGATGAAACAAATTATACCATTCCTATTCGTGCATCCTATCGATGTAACGCAATCCGATAACGCCGCTTAATTGCGGTTTTTTATACCTAAAATAGAGGTTAACAATGGCCTATAACATTCCTAATGGGTCGCGTGTTTACGTCGCAAGTAAATACGATGACGAAATTAAAATTACCGAGGCAACTAATGCCGAAGAAGCCGTACTAACAGTTGATGACGTGGGCGACATTGCAAAAGGCGATATTGTGCATGTGACATCTGGGTGGAAGAAAGCTTCTGGCGCGTTCCGTGTTGCAAGTGTTATTGAATCTAAAGTCACCCTAGAGGGTGTAGATACCAGTGATAAAAACGTATTCCCTGTAGGTGGTGGTACAGGAACATTAAAGAAAGTACTATCATGGGAAGTCATGCCACAGGTAATGACACTGTCTACCGAAGGTGGGGAACAGCAAACTCAAGAGGTTCAATTTCTTGAAGATGAGCAGGCAGAAACTATCGATACCTATAAAAATGGTGTTGTACAGGTTTATACCTTTGCTCACGATGCCAAGTTGCCTATCCGTAAATTGCTAACAAAATTGGACGACAGTAAGCAAGTTACTGCAATCCGATTCTTCAATAAACGTGCAGAAGAAGATCGCTATTACACAGCTTCAATTTCATTCCAACGTGTACCAAACACCGCTATCAACGAAGTTGAAAACGTAACAGCGCGATTCTCACTTAAATCTGAAATGCAGATTTACACCAACGCATCTTAACCAATAAATACTCACAACAGCCCCGAATCAGGGGCTTTTTAAGGACTAATAATGCCTAAATTTACACTCGTCCCAAATCCAACCTTCAAAGCTAACGTTAAAATTCCTGTTGCCGGCAAAGAAAAGCCAGAAGTAGTTACATTCACATTTAAACATCACTCAGTAAGTGAGCTTGATGGAATGCGAGAAAAACCTATTTCTGAGTTCTTTGAGCGGATTATTGCTGACTGGGCGATCGAGGAACCATATAACAAAGAAAATTTAAACATATTGTTAGATAACTACCCTTCAGCCTCTCGTGCTATTTCATCAACGTATTACAACGAGCTACTAGGTAACCGCGAAAAAAACTCCTAACGGTCGCCGAGGCGATGTATGGCGGAATGAGTTCAAAAGAATCGGCTGAGTTCGAGCGCGCTTTTGGCTTTCCGCCTGATATTGATGATGTTGAGGTGTGGCCTGATGTTTGGGATTCGTATCAAGTATTTTCAGCTATGAATACACAGTGGCGTGTAGGCATGAATGGTATCACAGGCTTGGATTACAACCCATTAAACCAAATAATGGACTTACTCAACATCAAAGATAGAGCGACCGTTTTTAGCGATATCCGCATTATGGAAGCTAAGGCGTTAGAGGTGATGCATAAGAGGTCGCAATGATGAGCTGATCAGTGGTAAGCGCAGATTAGTGAGTAGGAAGAGATAGGTTCGTTTTCTGAAAGCGCTAATCCCAACCTTGTCCGAAGATAGCCGAACGATGGATTTGAGTCGTTTTACAGTAAATGATACTGTGTTTATGTACAGGTTAATTCTCTTCTAAATAGAGATTTATCTCTTATAAAAGATAGTGAGATTCGTCTCAGAGGCACAAACTTTCATTGAAGTTAACCAAATGTTGTTTTAGTATGGCGTCAAGTTGATATTATCAAATTGCTAAATCAGGCAAAAAAAAAAGACATGCAACCAATACATAAATCAGATGAACTTTTAGAGTCAATGGAATCGTGGCTATCAAATCAGAATTTTATTACCGAGTTCAGGCTGATGGGTTTACTGAAAGATATTGATAATTATTTTTCTGGTTTAAGAAAGAATTATGCCAAAGCTTTAGCATATAGTTTGATCAAAGATCTTAAAAAAGCTGAATATTACTTTGAGCTATCTTTGCAAATACCCGACGCTCATTATGCAACAAACTATATGGCAATAGTAAATAATTATGGCTCAATAATAAAAACTAAAGAATTGTCAGAAAGATTTGCTGAAGAATATGAAAGCATATCTTTTTCAACGTTGGCATTTGAGTCATCTTTATACTGGGCAGACATGGAGCGGGCTGAATATTATATCCAAAAAGCAATTAAACTATCTAATGATGAGGACAGGATGAAGCTAAAAGATGATTTTGAATCTGCCAATCTTGCTTTATCTAGGTTTAAGGAAAAAGCAGGATTTGAAAAAGACGAGGCAAAATTATTATCCAGTATAATAATGAACATACTGGAATCTAATAATATTAGAATTAAAGGTATTAGTTATATTTATGAGCAAAATCATGAAGAAAAATTAAATACTTACATTGTTACGGCTCAATGTGAAGACCCGTCTAAGATTGCTGACATGAATATGGATTTAGCGTTTAAATTAGCTGAATATGATGAGCTTCTGGATAAAAACTTCAGTGCCATTATACGTGGTTGCTCAACTAATACAGACGGAGGAATTGCTCCGTGCCTATAAATTGTGATGAATTGTTAGCATTCGCTAGAGATTGCGTCGAAAGAGATGATGAAGTTGGATACCGGAATGCGATATCAAGAGCATATTATTCAGCCTATCATTCAGTTTACCCTGTATTAGATAATGGGCCAAAAGATAGCCACCAAGGATTGATAGATTATTTAAAATCTGATGCATGGCGCGGTAATGAGAAGTATGAAAAACAGACTTTAATTGCTATTGCCTATATGCTCAAATCACTTAAAGATAGTCGTATTATTGCAGATTACAGGCTAGAAGCATCAGAGGGCGTATCAAAACACAATGCAGAAGAGTCCGTAGAGTTGGCTTCAAGGGTTCACTCTAAAGTATCTGAAATGACATCTCTTAAATTATCATCCCTATCTAAATAAACTACAATATTTTCCATTAAAGCCCACTCCGGTGGGTTTTTTGTTGCATAAACCTAGCCCGTCCTTGGGCTGGGTGGTTATTTCTTTTTCGAAATCCCCGATATTCTGAAAGGTATTTGCTTAAGTATCTTATCTACTGATTCTTTAATTATGTTAGCTTGGGTTTCAATTTCTATGAATTTGTCAGATTCAGGTGTTGTTACGCTGCCACTAAGCAAAGATAGTTGATGTTTCAGCCTTTCAACTTCTCCTGCAAGTTGAGAGGCTAATTTATATTCCTTCAATAAAGTCATTACCCTGCTGTAACTATCACCTTTAAGTGAGGCGCTATCTAGTACAGCATCTATGTGATACATGGTATCCAACTGATAGATGATTTCCTGTTGCAAACTTCTATGATTCTCATTTGCTTGCTTTTCTAGCCTTTCTCGCATTTCAGGCGTCATGCGTAGAGGGTATGGAGCTATTCTTGACATTTGCGTGACTCCTAATGATTCATTAAAAGGAGTCTAATATTACAAAGTGAACTTGACAAGTGAGTCCATAAGGATCACTATTAAAGTGTACCAAGTAAAATATTGCGATAAATAAGGAGTCAATGTGAGTCAAAAGACCGGTAGAATATCCCCATACCCGCTAAGAATGCCTAACGAGGTTAGAGAGTGGTATGAGATGGAAGCGGGTAGTAACGCAAGATCTTTAAATGCAGAGATAGTAAAAATATTAACGGATAGAAAAAACAGAGTTGAAGGGCAAAGGAAAAATGCTCAATAAAGTGAAAAGACCCCACCCGAATGAATCGAATGAGGCCTTAACGTCAAATACCCTTGCGACAGGAATAAGTGACATGAACATTGTAGCTAAAACAGATTTAACTTTCCAGAACATTACATTTGAGCCGATTTATCAAGATGGTCAGTTATGGTTCACATCGACTGAATTGGCTAAGGCTTTAGGTTATAGCAGAACCGACAACGTTAACCGTGTTTACGCTCGTAATTCAGACGAGTTTATGGACTCAATGACAACCACCGTCAAAATGACGTTGGTTAGGAAAACTGGTGAAGTTGATGTAATGGTTAGAGTTTTTTCTTTACGTGGTGCTCACCTGATCGCAATGTTTGCATCCACTCCAGTGGCTAAAGAATTCCGTAAATGGGTGCTGGATATTCTGGATAGAGAAGTAGCTGACAAGAAAGATTTACCAATAGAAAAAGATAGTTCGGTAAGTGCAAACGGATTATTAGCAAGATTAAGTCTGATTTGTACAACATGGGATGAAGCTAGAAAGGATATTGAGAACTTTGATCCGAAAATGGCGAAACGTCTTAATTCAACAATGAGTATGTTTTTAATGTACTCACAACACATGAAAGGAATAGCTAAGACAAAACAAGTTAAGAGGTTAACACATTGATAGGCACTAAAAACAGAAAAGCCAATAGTTGCGATCTATTGGCTAATCCCAAACAAAACCCAGAAGGAAATGTTTCATGAGTGAGATCACTTTAACAAATAGTTTTAACACTGTCACGAACAAAACTATCGATACCCAGAAGTTATTATCAATGATTAACGTGGCTCGTAAGTCATGTGGTGAAAATCAAATTCGTAATAACGTATTGATTGAAAGAGTAAAAGACGAATTAGATGGCGAGACCTACAAAATTTTTGTAGGTCATAAAAACGGCGCTCAAATTGAAATAATTGAAATGGATATCAAACAAGCGCTTCGTGTAGCCGCTAGAGAATCAAAAGCTGTTCGTCGTGTTCTGGTTGACAAGCTGGAATCAATGCATATAGCTTCTCAAAAAAGTGGCAAAAGCCAATCAGGTTTACCTGAATACCGCCAAGCAAGAACGCTTAAAATGTCGGTTGATGCTATTACTAACTTATTCGACTTAATGCCGAACCTGAGTGATGAAGCAAAGCAATGTGCGGCGGCTAATATCGTCAACCCGATTGTTGGCTTTGAGGCGGTTCCATTACCAGTACTTGAGCAAAAGTATTATACCGCCGGTGAGGTTGGCGAAATGCTTGAAGTATCTGCCAATAAAATTGGTCGCATGGCTAATAAGCATGGGTTAAAAACAGAGGAATATGGGAAATATTTCTTAGATAAATCTGCTTATTCTTCAAAACAGGTTGAAGCATTCAGATATAACGACAATGGAGTAAAAGCATTACGACACGCCATTCATGGTGTTGAAGTAGCTTAATCACCCAAGCCAAGGACGGCTTGTTCGAGATCACATATTGCGCCTCTTAATTGAGGCTTTTTGCTTTGTTTTTTTAGGATGATATTGATACTACTAGTGACAACTAGGGATACGGATCACGGAACTAGATATAAAAAGTAAATTTACCTTTAGTAACGTAAAGATAATACATAACATAAGATTAGTTTATTACTCGCAAGGAATATTTATAATGAAAAAAATCTTACTTATTTCTGTATTATCACTTTCTAGTTCTGTTTTTGCTGCTGACTATCAAAAGGTTGGTGATTGGTTGGTCAGTAAGGAAGAAAATAAATTAACAGACAAAATAGATTATTACGCAATTCTTTCTGCAAAAGATAAAGATGTATCACTTGTGTTACGTTGCCAAAATGATAAGACTGAGGCTTATTTATCAATGAGGGACTATATTGGTAGCGGTTATAATTCCAAGGTGACTCTGCGAATAGATAAAGAAAAACCTTTAACTCAGTCATGGGGGATTGGAGAAGGTGGCACATCATTATTTGTACCTAAACCTGTATCATTAATTAAAAGTTTAGTGGGTAAAAAGAGTTTAATTTCTGGATATAGCCCGTATGGCAAAACTCAAGTGATAGCTGAATTTGATCTGGAAAATATAGATACGATAGCAAAAGAAATATCATCCGCTTGTAACTGGAAGTTATAATAAAAAGGAAGAAAGTTTGTAATGAAAAAGTTACTAGTAATACTTGCCATTCTAGCTATTACCTTATCTATTTTTGCTTATAATAAATTAACCATATTTACAGTACAGCCAATAGGTGCGATACCAGATGGTGTAACCGTTGTTATCTGGAAAAAGGGTGATATGAAGTTTTTTGAGAGTCCAGATAGCTTATGTATACAGAAAACTGGTGGAGTAAGCCTGTTGTGCAGAATGAGAATGTTAGGAAACGCAATTGATAAAGACGATATCATTATTAGATTCCCGTACAGCGAATATGCATACTTAAAATCAACCAACGGAAGGGTTTTTGATAGGTAATGAAATAGCGTTCGTTCTTTTGAGTTTTATTTCCAGTAAGTTAAATAGAGTGAAGCCTCTCAATGAGGCTTTTTTGTTTGCTTTAATTTGCATCTATACTCAGCTAACATTAAAAAAACTAAATAAAGAACCGAGAGGACGGGATGAGACAACTATTATTAATTATTGTTATTTTAATAGCAGGATTTTTGATTTATGGCGCAATTATGTCATCTTCACCAGAAAGCAAAGAAAAATCAAAAGACCGAAATGCAATAAGTTATTGTTGGAAGGAGTATGATAAAAAATCTCTTTCTGACGAACAAAAACGATTTATTGCTAGCTCATGTGAAAAGATGGAATCTGATTTTCGCTCTCGATA